GGGTTAGACGACGACCGCCGCCGCGCCCTTGCCCTTGACCTTGCGGAAAAGCTGGATTTGCTCAACCTGTGCATGAAAGCCGCCGACATCGACAGGCACTATCAGGCTAATATGCGCCTGTTCCTCGCCGCGCAAAAGCAGTTCGCCGCCCTGTTGCCGCCCCAGGTGACGGCGGCGGCGTTGGACGCGCTCACGGCATTTAACATGGAGGTGTGACCATGAATTACATCAAGGAATACCACAATGCTATACAGCGCGGGGAAATTAACGCTTGCCGCCGCGTCCGCGCTGTATACGCGCGGCTTGTCGCTGATATTGACAACGGCTATATTTTCGATGAAGCGAAAGCGACCCGCCCCATTACCTTTATCGAAACTTTCTGCAAACACAGCAAAGGCGAATGGGCGGGGCGTCCTGTCCGGCTGGAACTGTTTCAAAAGGCGTTCATTCAAGCCCTGTTCGGCTTTGTGGACAAAGATACGGGCTTGCGCCGATACCGTGAAGCTTTTTTTCTTGTAGGGCGCAAAAACGGCAAGTCAACGCTGCTTGCGGGCCTGGCCCTGTATATGCTCACATCCGACGGCGAGGGCGGGGCCGAGTGCTACACCGCCGCGACGAAATACGCGCAGGCCCGGTTAATTTTCGACGAGGTCCATAACATGATACAGCAAAACCCAGACTTATCGCGGCACTTCCGCAAGCGCAAAAATGACCTGTACTTCGCGCCGTCCATGTCGGTTTTCAAGCCCCTTGCGCGGAACAGCGACACCCTGGACGGCCTAAACGCGTCCTTTGTCTGCCTTGACGAACTCCACGGCGTGAGGGACCGCAACTTGTACGAGGTGCTGAAGCAATCGCAGTCGGCGCGGCGGCAGCCTCTGTTTATCTGCATCACCACGGCGGGCACGACCCGCGAAAATATCTTTGACGACCTGTATAACCACGCTTGCGGCGTCGCGGACGGGGCATTATCTGACCCGCAGTTTTTGCCGATACTCTATGAGCTTGACAAGCGCGACGAGTGGACCGACCCGGCGGCATGGATAAAGGCGAACCCGGCTTTATGCGCAATCAAAAAACTTGACGACCTGACCGCCAAAGTGGAACGTGCCAAGCAAGAGCCGCACGAACTTTCCGGCGTATTGTGCAAAGAATTCAACATAAAGGAAACGGTGAAAACGGCGTGGCTATCCTTTACGGACATCGACAACCCCGCTACCTTTGACCTTGCCGATTTTCGCGGCGCGTACTGCATCGGCGGGGTTGACTTGTCTATCACAACAGATTTAACTTGCGCAAGCCTATTATTCATGCGGCGCGGCGAGGATAAAAAATACATCACGCAAATGTATTTCCTGCCCGCCGACAATCTGCAAGAGCGTGTGCGCCAAGATAAAATCCCCTATGACAAGTGGTTTGACCGGGGGCTTTTGCGCCTGTGCGCAGGGAATAGCATCAATTACAGCGACGTTACAGCCTGGTTTGTCGATACCGTGCGCGACTATGATTTGTCCCCGGCGTGGGTATATTATGACAGCTATTCGGCACGGTATTTCGTCGAGGAAATGCAAATGCAGGGCTTTACTATGGTGCGCTGCATCCAGGGGGCGAAAACGCTGTCCCTGCCCATGCAAATGCTGGGGCAGGACTTGAAAGCGCACAAAGTCATATACCAAAACAACCCGATTTTGAAATGGTGCTTGACGAATACGGGCATCCAGACCGACCGCAACGGGAACATTGTGCCCGTGAAAAACCAAAGCCCGCGCCAACGGATAGACGGCACGGCGGCTTTGCTGGATTGCTATGTGGGGCTTTATGAGCATTACAATGAATTTACGGGGGCGATATGATATGAAGCTGAAAGATAAAAAGATTGAGATTTTGGCCGTGACGCACACCAAAGACGCGGACGGGTTTTCGGCTGAAACGCTAACCCCCATCGCCCCGCCCGTGTGGGCGTATTACCGGCATTTGTCCGGCAAGGAAATTTATGCGGCTATGACCGTGCAGGCCGTCGAGGAAGTCCAGTTTGTTATTAACTGGCGCAAGGACATCACGACAAGGCACGTTGTGCGCTATGGCGGGGTGCTCTATGATATTACACGCGTGGATGATTTTCAGGGGTATAGGGGGGATTTGTGGGTGTACTGTAAGCTAAAGGGATGACCGCTTATATCTCGTACTTCTCACGGCAATCTTTGCATTCAATAAAAATATCGTGTGAGCGAAAACCGGGTGTTGCGTCCTTGTCATCAACAACACGGCCTTTGCCACAGGGACACTTGTAGTAATCTGTATAGCTCCCGTCGTTGCTATAGCTTAGCTCTTGCTCAAGCCACATATCTTTTGGGCGCGATGATTTTGGATACTCTATCTTCTCAAGTAGTGACAGTGTTATTCTTATTTTTTCCATGATTATTTCTCCTTATTATTCTTTTGCGTGGACGTGTTCAATGGATATGAGGGTTATTACACGGATGGACGATTTTCAGGGGTATAAGGGGGATTTGAGGGTGTATGGAAAAAAGCGGAGGTAGTTTTATGCGCCAGCATTAGCCATCCAGTAAAAGAGTGTCAGGTAGCGGCGCTCTCTTTTTCAGCGCATCAATAACATCCGCTACATCTATTTTTCTAAGAGATTCTTTGTTAACTTTCGGTAAATACATCCGTACATGGTGAAAATAGAAGCATTCTTCTTCGTTCTTATGTACTGTTTTTATTTCATCCGGGTTGAGGTTGAACTTTTGTATCGTAGCAAACATTAAGTACCAGCGCATGATATCGTAATCATCCACGGGGCGCATTTCCTCAACGAGGCCAAGCATTCCATTATACGCATACCCCGTAATGACAAGTGCAGTAAAAAAAGCTCGCCAGTCTCTTATCGATTCGTGCTTCAACACCTCTATCGAAGCAAGCACAGCATCAATCGTTCTTGGCGAAACATGTTCACACAATGCGTATCCTATGTATTCAGAGAGCGTAACGCTGTCCACGCCCTTTTTGATGTACTCGAAGTAAGCCTCTCTATCGCTTAGGAAAGCGGCTATTGCCTTCTTATTATCAGCATGTCCCGTCCTCTTGAACCCACGTTGTTCAATTTCCTTCAACGCCTCCAGCTCTTCTCTTGGGTTTTGGATAATCTTCGCAGAATAATAAGGTCTAATGGTGCAAAGTGCTAGAGAGGCATCATAAGAGTCATCGCCTGTCCAACTTATCTTCCTCTCAAGCGTTCCATAGTCGTTTGCATTGTACATTCGATAGTTTTCATAGCCTCGCTGCGAACACACATTGTTTTCATACTGAAAAACGTATCGCTTATGCGTATGTCCAAAAATCCTCCAGCTGTTGTCCCCTTTAAGAGCCGTCGTAGAACTCCACCAGCAGTTTTTATCACCTTCAAAAAAATCTTCCATAAAACCCGCTGGCGAATAATCTTTCGTGAAATCCACCATCGGAAAATGAGTGACAATCAGAACTTTTTCTTCATGAGATAAAACCTCATTGGCAAAAGACACCCACTCGTCGTGCATAGCTATTATGTTCTTAGGCTTGAAGTCTTTCACTGCTATTGCATCGGGGAGCCACATAAATTGACTGAGCGCAACTCTTCTTTTTCCGCGCCGAAAGCTTGTCCAACCTGTATCACCAATAACGCAAAGATCATTGAAATAGAACTTTCTGCCGACCGTGAGGAACCTGAAATATTTATTTTCCTGAGTTTCAGAAGCGAACATACTAATTATATCCAAGTGGCTTTTCGTCCCGTCATTCCACTAGTCATGATTGCCAAGCACGAAAAAACCATTGATTTTGCTTTGTTCCATCTCACACACGAACGCAAGCGTCTTTTGGTAGCTGTTGAAAAAGTCCCCTGCCAAACACAACAAACAGTTTGCATAGCGCTCTTTGATGAATGTAATAAATTCATCTTTCATTTGTTCAGCGGCTTCTGGCTTGTGTTTTCTCTCTGTAAAGTCGAAGTGCAAATCAGAAATGAAAACAACATCGCTTCCAGTTGCTTCGCTAGAGGCAAGATGGTTCGACAAAACTAATTCTGACATAGAAACTCTCTCCCTCCCTGAAGTATTATTTTACCCGCTTTTATTATACAGCGTTCGGCACAAAAAAGCAAGCTCTGTTTTCGGTTTTCG